CTAAGTTATCTACTCTTACAACGACTCCATCTATCTTTTGGTCTTGCTCTTCTAAAATTTGAAGTTGCAACTTTAACTGTTCTTTTGGGGATAACATCTTTTTAGTTTCTTCTTCAATGTACCCTTTCATTTCTTCGAACCTGTCCATGTATCTATCTGTGAATAAATTACCTTTAGTCCCTGTTGTCTTATTTGCTAAGAACTCACACCCTCTTTTAGTGATCTGAAACTCTCTATAAGACTTGTTATTTCCTTCAACTTTATAAGTACTCTCTGTCCAATATTTTTGAAACGTAACTTTTGACTTTTCAAAATCCTCATTAATTTTATCAATCTTCTTTAATAAATTTGCATGGTCTATGTCCATCATTGGTGCTACTTCTCTACTACTTAGTTTATTTTCTAATTTATTCATAACTAGATCACCTCCGTAGATCTAATTTCACTCATCAAATTAAATGTTCCAACTACCCATGAAGCCTTATTTTGAATATCTTTTAGTTTCTCAATGAAATCACTTTCTGTAGTATCTAAACCAACCAACTCTTCTAAAAAACTTTGCATGTTCTCCAAATACCTAAATGTATTATTTAGATTAAAATCCTTATCGCTTTCAACTAATTTAATCCTTTCATTAGCTTTATCTAGCTTTTCTCTAAGTATTACAGTTGCTCTTGCTATTGTTTTCATTCTCTCTTTAAGAGCTGCTTTCTCTTCTCTTAACTTGAATATTTCCATTGAA